ATCCAATCAATTCAAATCCATGCTTGGAATATATTTTTTCTAAGAGTAGCGGAGTGCACCAGCTGGCAGAATTCCAATCAACTGATCTCGCTGACATTACTAGGTCACAATTATTATATGTGAATAATAGGGTTCCACCCGGTCTTAAAAGTCTCATCATCTGCTGTAGATAGAGATCAACGACATCAACAGTTAAATGGTTGAAAAAATCCCAACAGAATATCAAGTTGAACTGTGCTTGGGGCAACGTCGACAGATCTCTTTTGTCGTTAAGTTCATATAATCTAACTCTTTTCTGATATATTTCTGGAAATGATCGCAGTGACTCTTGCAATATTTCGATACTTGGCCCCATTAAATACAAGGGATCACTGGCCACCATGAGGCTGATCCAGCCATCAATATTAGAAGGATTTATTTCCGCAGGAGGGAAAAGTCTGGTGTTTATCTGGAGTCCAGGATATCTGACCTGGCTAATCTTGCTAATTTTATTATTAAAAATAGTTCTAACAACTTCGTTAGTTGGTAAGAGACTTACTATGGCAGATTCTCTGAATACGTCGCTAGCAACATTTTTTGATTCTAATATGTTAGAAATATTATGATCAATACTATCGATAATCCTTCCAACCTCAGCGATAATATCTTTATTTTTTTGATCTATGTCACTGTAGATTGACCTAATTCGATCGATACATCCATGATATTCGTTGATATCAAGACTTGATATCAACGATTCGATCAATTGATTTTTAGAATATAAGGCATCACCGATCGATAACTTAGGAATAATCTCTTTGAGACTATTTTTATGTTCTACTAGGGTAGCGAGATCAGTCATCATTCAAATGTAAACAAGTTGTCAAATGTCGTGGCGATCTGTGTGTTCTCGGCTATTTGCCATTTCAACACACCCAATAAATTTTCTACCTTTTGATCAACGATGCCAGTTTCCATGCTAGCATCATCGAACGGTAATTCTTTGAACCACTGTGGGATATGTGTTTCATCTGTGGGATACCCAATTGACGTATAGCCCAATGGATTGTCTTTGAGCTTACATACTACAGTTTTCATACCATCAACGATACTCATGCTGTATTGATCACCCATCATGCGTTTTAAGTTGTTCCAATTCATTGCAGCACGTACATGTCCTGGCATGTTGGCTTTACCTAGACGTTCTTCTTCCTTGCTGTATTTGGTCAAGTTATTAACACGCTTAGGTGTACCTTTTTCCCACGCTGGTCGTTCTGTAAACAATAATTTAAAATCTCTAACTTTTTCAATAATGGCTTCACGCTCCGCACCAGTTAATACAGATAATAAGATGTCACTTAAGAAGTCTTGGATTACCTTGGGAGTATCTGATCGCTTCAAGTCTAGGCCCATGGCTTTTACTTTGCCTGGTGTACCGTGTGTGTCTAAACGATGGCCTTCCATGTCATAGATTAGGATAGCATAGCGTTTCTTTTTAATAAACAGGCCTTTGAGCGATACACTTTCACGTCCACCTTTGATCAAGTCACCTTGACGGCGGGGAGTGTGGAAAGCCTTTTCACAGAATGCTGGAAAACTCTCATTGACTTGATCGGCGATGCTGTCATACAACCCTACTGCTATGTCTTTGTTCCATTCCATCTTACCTGCTAGAACATCTGCCCGGACCATTGGATACGCACTGAAATAACATGAGTCTGTATCACCATAGATAATCGCTTCACCGGTATGATCATATACGCCAGTGATACACTCATTGATATACGCATCCATGTGACGAGCAATAGTCCTGCCTGTTAATGTAGTTGACTGTCCGATACGTTTATCAAAGAAGCGACATCCTGGATTAAGAATAGCACCATACAAACTGTTCAAGTTAATTTTCTTAACCAGCTGACGCTTGTCCCAAAATGCTCGATCTTCATCTGTGGTTGCGTCTTTTTTCTTGGCCTGCATGTCTTGTCGTTCAGCATACCAACGTTCAAGTAATCCAGGTATAACGCCTTTGCGCTCATTGTTAAAAATAGTTCCGTTGGCTGACAAGATCCAAGGTTTGTTGCTGTCAAAGATCAGTCGCCAACAGTCTGCGGCACTTAGGACATCACTGGTACCATTAGCCCAATCGATAGTAATCTCAGTACCCACTTCACCGTTCATAACAGCGGTGTATTCTAAACTGCCAAACAAGTTTTCCCATGCGTCAGCAAAACTACTGCCTGATGTTTGTTTTTCTTTAATATAATGTTCGGTCATTGTCTGACGTAGTTGTCCAACAATAGTTTCTGGGCCCATGTTTAGGGCACGAATCGCTGAGGGATATAGTGAGTTAATGTCAATAGCACCAATATAATCATGCATACCTGCCTTAGGAGTCGCTACATAGGCACCTGCCGCCTGTGTGTCGAACTGTTCATCACGGTTACGATTTGGAACAACCATGCCCAGCTGATGTGCTTCGTTGATAATAGCCTGTTCAGTAACTGCCACAGCACCCATAGTAGTTTGCAGTAGCACAGTGTTGTCATGTGCTAGTTCATTGGCTAGATCTAAGAAGCGTAGTTTAGTATCTAGTTTGTGTAACAAGGCGGTGTCTTGGCGATTGTATTCGATAAACTTAGCAAAGTCTTTGTTATACAATTGATCCAAGGTACCTTCGTACTGTGTTTTACTTTCACCGAGTTCATATTCACTGATGGCATCTAGACTATAACTATGACGCTCTTCATATGTATACTTGCGATACAGTTGCATATAGTCCATGTGTACACGACCAATCAAATCAAATGTCATGTTACTAGCGCCAAAGCGTTCAAACTCACGTTGCTTGGGGAACTGGCCCCATAAACAGAATCTTCGTGTGTCATCTTTGCTTAGGACACGATTAGTACGTTGCACCATATATGGAATATCAAACCCTTCTGAGTTCCATCCTGATAGTATGTCTGCGTCATCAATCAAGTCCAAGAATGTTTTAAGCAGGTCTTCTTCACGTTCCATCAAGAAACAGTTGTCATAATTTTTAGCAATCTCTTCAGCAGTTTCCCAGCTCATGCTCTTAGGTGGGATAACCATGGTAACCAGTTTGTCTAACCAATCTAGATATACTGACACTGCGGTAATTGGGTTAAATGGATCTTCTGGACGACTGAATCCTCGCACAGGGTCAAAGTCAACCTCGATGTCGAAGAATGCTGTCTGTAGCTTAGGTGACTTCTGTCCTAGATAATTATCTTCAAGACAACGGAACACAGGGTTGATATCACTTTCCCAGATACGTTTGCCTGAATTAATTTTAACTTCTTTATGGAACTCTTTGCCTATACGTGTGCTGAATCGTGACACTGGTGTGTCATAGATAGTGCGAAATTTACCACGGGGGTCATCGTAATAAAAAGTATAATTGGCAGGATACTCTTTGTATTCTCTTTGCCCATTGACTCTCTCTACGATATAAATCCGATCTTTTGTTCGATCGAATAATGCGTCTACGTAACTCATCTTTTTCCTTTTTGTGCGACTTCTAGCTCACACACACTCTTCATGCCCTGTATGGGCGTTTTATTAATTATACAGCAATCTAGCATAGCCCACAAGATCAACTAAGAAAATAGTTAGGCTGGTCATGAACAATCCAAAACTTCCTCTACTCAATGCTGAATACATGCTAATCGCTAGACAGCAAAAGAACAGGGGATAAACGATTAAGAATGGCACATCAGGTACGGTGGCAGCAAATGTAACTACTACTATGATGTTTAGAAACCAATTGAAGACCTCTAAACACAACCTCACTGGGTGACTGTACCAATCTTTCTTTATAAAATTGGCAGTTTTGTGCCAGTCAATCAAACTGTGCGGCCAACAGTTTCTAGAATGTCTGTTAAGGTTTCGTGATCAGCGTTGGTTTCAGTTAATTTTGATTTCTGGGCGATCTTGATAGCTTTTTTCAAAATAGCTGGTTTGATTTCTAATTCTTCTGCTACTGCTTTAACAGTATCATTTAAGCCTGCGCTCAAATCTTCAACTTCTTGTAGTACAGCGATACCTTCGTTGATTAACTGTGTTAGTTTGGCTTTTTGTTCGCCTGAAAACATTTTTGACATGGCAATTTCCTTGGTTGAAAAATATATTATACTATAATTATATATGCGTGTCTACGAGTTTGTTAATTTATTCTACATTTTCTGAGTATTTTAGTAGCAGTTTGGAATTGATAAGCTAGATCATCATATAAATCTTCTGGTGGGCGTTCTGCATAAGCACGTGATACATAAGCCATTTGTCCCATATCAGCATAATAAATTTCGGTAGGCCAACGATTACGACCCCACTCCATGCTGTTGATCAACAAGCATTCGTCGCCTACATTTTTGAGTAATTCTTTTTTGGCTTTTACGGGGAGATTGACACTGCTGAGTAATTTAACACCTACAGGTACTGTGTTAACATTTGGTTTATCTAGATAGTGTGCGAATAGGTGTACTATATATGCTTCTACTTCGTGCGCCAAATTAATTGTTAGTTCGCACTCTGCTCTGCGAACGATATCATACGACTCTCTTACGTAGATATCCCAATTGGTCATCTATATTACCAC